ACAATGGTACTGTTGGGTCTCCGGTTGCATTAACTGGTCGTGTGCCTTGTCAGGTCCGTGGGTATGTAAGTAAAGGTACACTTTTAGTGACTAGTACTACACCTGGAGTAGCAGAAGCACTCAATGACAGTATGTTTAGACCTGGGTGCGTAATAGGCAAAAGTTTAGAAATTATTCTAGATGATTCTATTCAAACAGTGGAAATAGCGGTAGGAAGATTTTAATGGCAATGTTACAAAAATTATATAGAAAAAATATTACCGCCTAAAATATAAACACAGTTGGTTTGTATATTGATGATGAATGGAAATATCAAAAAGAACCACTTCCGATAACACAAATACCTGCAAGATCAAAAAATGCCGTAGTTATCGGAAACGGAATATCAGGGCACCAATTTGATTTATCAATATTTTTACCTTATAGAGAAACCACAGACTGGGGAGAGATAGGACCATGGAAGTATAAAAGACAAGTTAATAATTTTTATACCTATGGATGTAATGCAATATATAGAAATTTCAAACCTGACTTTGTAGTTGCCACTGGTAAAGATTTTATAAATGAAATCGCTAATTCAACCTATTGTTCAGAAAATATTGTTTATACTAATTTAAAGTATTTAGAACAATACCCAAATAAATTTCATGCAGTTCCTCAAAATCCTGAATTAAACTCTGGCGCTATAGCTGCGTATCTTGCAGCATTTGATGGGCACAGCAAAGTTTTTATGCTTGGATTTGATGGTGTAGATAGCAATCAAGACAATTATATTTTTTACGCAGATACCCCAAATTATCCTAGTCGATCTTCTGTGATCAATGAAGAATATTGGGTTAGGAGTTTAAATCACATAATGACTGTGTATAATGATACAGAATTTATCAGAGTTTGCCCTACTCGTCGATTTAGACAACCAGAAATGTGGAAGTATAATTTAAATTACAGACAAATTGATTTTAGACAGTTTGTTCTTGAAGCTGGTGTATAGCATTTTCAAAAGTTTTGATTTTATCTACTACACTTCTAAAACTAAAAGTTCGCCAAACACCAGGATGCAATGGTTTAGGATAGTCGCTAATACCAGTCCAAGCATACCCTCTATGCTCATCATTTAATTGTGGAATAAATTCATTTTGTACGGTTACCACATACGTATGATACTCAAAGTTTTTATTCTCTGCAGTAAATTTTTCAACTGGTATTATTTTGATAATTTCTATTGGGCCAATTTCTTCAATTATCTCTCTACGCAAAGCTTCGGCAGGAGATTCGCCGGGTTCGACGCCGCCTCCGACCAGTCCCCAGTAACCAGAATGCTTTTTTTGATTGCGTAGTAAAAAAAGATATCTATGTGTTTCTTGACTATAAATTAATGCGCCACATCCTATATTGCTATTGACCAATCGCCACCTCGATAAACACCTTCAACACTTTTTAACCATTCTGTGCCCGTCCAGCGATACTGCACGTTGGTATTAGTGTTGGTTACATATTCTAGATTTGATGAATTCTGACTATCCCATACCACTGACCAGACTCCATTGTAGTATCCAATTATATCGTTTGCATTAGCAATAAGTTGCCCCCAAATAGTACTAGATTCTCCTATAGAATCAGTAATAAGATACCTTGTACCGTTTGTTGGCGTTAGTAGATTACTATCTACTACAACATTTTGTGGATTGATAATCGCATTCACTGCGGTTAGCGTACTAACAGGCATGGTGTCCTCTATAGGAGTGAACAGCAGAATAGTTGGATCAGTTGGATGATAAGTGATATGACCAATTAACTCATTTCCTGTTGGTAATTCCAATCTGATTTCAGTTTGGCCAACACGCAAAGTTCCGTATACTTCTATTAGAGCCTGCCAATTATCAACCGGACTAGTTTTAATCAAAGAGCCGTCATCTAAAGCTAGTTCGTGCGGTTTTAATAATTTAAGTTGATTGCCAGAATAATAAATGCCATAGTTCATTGGAGTATATTTTATTCTAGAAACCAGATTACTTAAAATAGTATTTTCGTCGAACGCACCTTGTTCGTCGTAAATTGACGCTATAACTTTTTGAATAACGCCAAGACGTTTAATTTTAGCCGGAGGTGAAATCCAAATTGGCATTTCAAATGTCATTGTTGCAACATCAATTGGTTCTTCTGCACCACTGGGCACAGTTCTTGAACTCCAACTAACATCAATTAATTGTACATAAGTTAAACTAGTCCAATCAATGTAATTGTCTGTGCTTTGTATTTCCAAACTTGGATTAAACAAAGTTGCAATCTGCTCAATTATTTGCATCTTCTGTTCGGTATTACTGGTCCATATATCCAATTTTATAGTTAATTTGTACGGAACAGGCATTAATCTTTCGATTGTATAAGCATCGCCTTGTTGAGTACTGTAAAGACCAGTCTCTGGATCGTAGTGTCTTTCACGTAAACTCATTGTACTTACAAAGTTTGGTTCTTGCATACGACTTTGTTCGTAAGTAAGACCTGAAATGTATACACTCATTGCAGGAACAGCGTTCATGATGTTTTCGCTGTTTCCGCGAAGGATAGTCTGAGCCTGTCTACTCGCATCACCGTAATACACTGGTACTCTTTGCAAAGTTCTCGTTCCGTCTCTATCTTTACCAAATTCAACCTCGAAGTTGCTTACAGATCGTATAAATTGAATTACAAATCTTCTAATTTGGCCATCATAAAAAAATTGCTGTGTCATTAATTATCTGCCTGTGGTCTAAGAGCTTTACTTAAACTTTGTCTTACTGTGATATTACCTTTATTATTAACAAAGGTGTCAGTATCATTTACAAAATTACTTCTTTGTGTATTATTATCCGGCCCGGGAGTCAGCGAAGTTCTTACATTATCTTCTATCTTTACCCAGCGACGCCCGTCATATCTAAATAATCTATTGGGTAAGTAATCTGTGCGTAAACAATAATCACCTGTCAAAGGATCACTAGGAAACGAAATACCAACAGCTACAGGTAAGCCGTTTGGTGCACCGCCTGTAGAAGTCAAATATCCTTTTATAGCCTCTCCAGGACTATCAATTCCTGCACCGGATGTTATAGTACCACTGTCGGCGGTTACGTTACTGTCTGCCGTGATCCCGGTAGGATCTGTTGGGTAAAGTTTATCTGGTGTGGTTGGTTTAACATAAAGATAACTAGTATCATATCCAGAAAAAGGAACATTTGTTTCTGCTTCTCGTATTATAGCATCATTGATTTCTTGATATTTGTTTATAATAGAACTCACATTACCTAATGTAATGTTTCCGCCAGCACCAGGAATTTCTTCATCTACTTTGATTTGATTGAGAATGTCTTTGTATTCTTGGCTGTCAGTTAACGGATTAATTTTACAGCGCCATAAATGCGGCCACCAAGAAGGACTAAAGCCTTCGGCAGCATTATTACAATCACTGATCACGTAATATCTTTTCAGTGCTACTGGTAAGCTATTGTCTAATGGATAATAATCCTTTAAGTGCATTAACTCAATTACATCACCGGCCATTAACTTGCGACCAAGAGATTGAACCACGTCATTGATATGAAATACAATAAACAGGGTTCCTGTTTGCAAAAACATACCAAATTGACTAAGATCAAATGTAACATCTTGCACTTGATAAATGCCACGCATTGTATATACACTTGTATCGTACTTTCTATCTCTATTTTCTAAGAAAAGCAGATCTTGAATGTTAGTTTCTTTAATTATATCATAGTGAGGTTGATCTGCTGTAGCTTGATCTACAGGAGTATTCTGCGGTCCTAGATATTTGTGTAGATAAACATCTGTACCGCCCACAGTGAACATTTCACTGATTTGGCGATCTATAAATTTATAATCTTGCCCTTTTTCAGGGCGATAAAGAGATATACGTGGCATAGTACAATATTTAGCGATAAATACAAGGGGAGATATTCGAATGCCAACTAATGAAATAGGAAGCACTAATCCGCAAGAAATTAAACAAAAAGTATACGATTACTGTAGGGTAATGTTGGGCGATGGCATGATTGATGTGGAATTAGACCCTATTCATTATGAAACTGCTCTGGATAAAGCACTAACGAAATTCAGACAACGTAGCCCTAACAGCGTAGAAGAAAGCTATGTTTTTCTTACACTAGAAAAGGATCAGAATGATTACATTCTGCCACAAGAAATTGTTAAT